TTTTAAAGCCATGTTCTCTTTATATTTTTCAATAATGCCTTGTCCTAATGCATCTATAGGAGAGCCAAACCCATAAACTTTTTTAGAAATTTCTGCATCTGTTGGAATCAAAAAAGCCATTTATTTCACCCTCCTTACCAATAACTTGCATTGCCCCAAGCATTACCTGCGTTTAATCCGGGCAATGGTCCAACAATATTATTGGAGCCACCTCCAGAAGAACCTCCGCCCCAATTAAACATGCCTCCTATTCCATTATATAGACCAGTCATTGGATTAGGTTCTGCAGGTTTATACCCTTGATTATTAGAATTTGTATAGCGTTGTCCTCTCATACTGTTCCATGCATTATATGGATATTTAAGATTATCAGACGTAATTGCATACTGTTTATTTAAATTGTCTGAAATTTGTTGCATTAATCCAAGTCTATGTTGTGCATAGCTAGATTTAGCATTTTCATCAGCTTTATTATACATAGAAGTTGTAGCAGATGAAGATAAAATACCACGTTTATTTAATTCGCTCACACTTTTACCAGTTGTAGATTCCCATTGAGGCTTAAACGCTCCCATCCAATTAGTAAAAGTGTTTTCTGGTAATTCTCCATTATTTAATCTTTGCATCCTATCTAAATAATATGGAGTAAGACCTTCATATGTTTTATTAATTAAATCCCAAATACCTTGTTCTTTACCTAATAAGTCTTTTTCTTCTTGTGATGCTTCCGCTACTGGAGGTGGTCCTGACCATCCTCCTCCGCCTTTATTACCGCCCATTAAAAGATTGGCGGCTACAGGTATTAATGATTGCCAAAATAGAAATATTCCTAAAAATAAAGGGGCAATATTAGTAATTATTTCAGTTGTTGCTATATACATAATTTCACCACCTTATGCTATCCTCTTAATAAATGCTAATGCATAATATGTAGGTCTATTTTCATGAGCGTAATCTGAACCAGCAGAAGAAGTTTGATTATTACTCATTTGTGTTGTTTGTTGTGGGTTATTTCCATCATGTCCAGATATATAAGCTCCATTAACAGTATGATAGTGACGTGCTAACTCTGCAATGCTCAATACGTGTCTATCTTTTCCACCAGTTGCACCAATAGCATAATACCCAGTACCAGAAGTAGCATAGTTGTCTGCAAAAGCAAATGTTGTAGCTGCTCCTAAAGTTAAACCGGCACCAACAATAAATTTATTTCTTAAATCCGGTGTACCATTTGTGCCATCACATAATGCATATCCAGATGGTATATTCGCTAAATATCCATCCCATAATATAATGCCACCTATAGGAACATAGTTAGCTGTTGAAAAATCTATTATATCTGATTCAGAATGTGTATGTCCGCCCGGAGCAAGAACAACTTCTAAGTCAGAAAATAATTGTGACCATTCCTGATTTTCTTTTCCAAATCCAGTGACAATACTATCTCCGCTATCAGTTATAACAACAGGATATTTTTGGCTATATAACATTATTTACCCACCTCCGCATAACCAATACGAATATTATTTAATGAAAATGAACCAGAAGTACCAATTATTTTTACACTGAAGTTAGATTTTCTATTTATTTGTCTTTTTTCCTTCTTTAATACTTCCACTGGTAGATAAATAGGAGAAGTGTTATTAAATATTAAGTCAGTAGACTGTGATATTAGTGGACTATTACCATTTGTCACTTTAAATGGCATAGATATATCTCCTACAATTAATGTAGCATCACCAAGTATTAAGTCTTCAGTATATAAAACAATTTTTTTAATTAATATTTCATTAGAGGCAATCATAGTTTTTGATTCTAAATTATACTCAATATTATACCCATCTTCTGTTGCTTTAGTGCTGTCTAGTTTATATAATTTGGTACCTTTTGTTAAATAAATTACACCCTTATTATCTATTACACCAGTAATTGGCTCTCTAAATTTCCTTATACTATAACAATTATTAAAATAATGGTATAAAGCAATATAAGTATCATTTTGAGATTTAATCCATATTTGTCGTTTAGAAGGACAATGCCATAATTTAGACGTATTCTTTGATGTACGAGATAATAGCCATTTATTTATTTTTAATCCAACATCATGTTGTTTAACAGCTCCATACTCTACTACGTTAGACATAGATTTTAATCCATCAGAACCTAAAAATATAACATCATTTGCAGCCTGTACTGCACTAAATTTATTATTACAAAATGCATTTGTAGAAACTTCGACCATAGTAAAGTCTAATGGTTCACCAATAACACGCCAAACTTTACTATTCCATTCGGATGCTTTAAATACAAGCATATCTTGAGAAAGAGGAACTAATGCAGTAATATTCATAGAATCATTAACACCAACACCGAGTTCTTGTGCTTTAGATTCATCATTCGGGTTAAGAGTCCAACTAGTTTCGTCTGCTATTTCTGAATAATAGATATAATCCACACCAGATTTAAAAGTAACAACCCTGCTTGCTCTAGAAAATATAAATTCTGAATTATTTGAAGTTGACATTTCTAATACAGGATAACTACAAGTCCATACTACAGTTCCGTCTGTTACTGTATTGCCAACAGTAGTAGGAAATGTAGGTGCACTTGAGCCAGTTGTACCTCCTGTTGTACATTTATATACAAAACCATTTGGTGTAGCAGGTCTTACATATACACCGCTTGTTTTAACAGTGTTAGCCGTCCATGCTGTGAATCTTGTCATTTTTTGATACTCTTGTATTTTACCACCAGAAGCAATTAATAATTTACTATTATATTCAGTATAAGAAGGCTCTTCAGAACCATTAAGAGTTCCTATTCTTACAAAATTATTCATATCTGTTTTCCATATTTCAGTTCCAGATGTACAAATAAATACTTGTTCATCATCAAAATAAAACAAAGAATCTATATCTTTTTGTAAATCAATTATTTCAAACAATCCATCTACAACTTTTAATCTGCCTGTTTGATAGTCATATTCAAAATTTAAACATTTTTGCATAGCCTCATTAGAAATATTCATTGGGTCTTGAGATAAATCAAGACCCTCTGTAAATGTTCCCAATACTAATTCTTTTTGAGCCAAGTGCTTAACTGAAAAGTTAGACATTTGATACACCAACTTTCATTTGAGACAAATTGGCTATTTTTATTTTTATTAATTCCATATCTTGTTTTAATTGAAATTCTTCAGTATTCTGTGCGTACATTACTGTAGCCTGTATTAATAATGGAACCCACATATTTCTTAATGGTATAGTATCATTAACAGTAGATACTGAAGATGGTATTGAAAAATATTGTATAGATACAGAACCAGAATCAGTATATATATATCCATTCTCGAAATATATAGGAAATTGACCGCATGTAGCTACAAAATCTGGAGGTATCTCTATAGAGTTATTTACTAAAATAGTTTTTAATAATGTTTCATCGCCAATTATTAATAATTCAGAACCGAGAAAATCAATGGCATCATTAATATATCCAGTTAATTCTAAATCATCATATACTAACTTATCTTCATCGTGTAATCTTTGTCTAATTTTTGGTAATAAGTCGTTTACTGTAGCCATAGATTACACCTCCTATACAATAAATGGTATTTCTATATCTATATTTGAAATATTACGTGTTAAACTAATAGCAGTAATGTCACGTGTTAACCCCTGTGTAAATGCTTGGTCAAATTGAGTTATTTGTTTAGATAATAGCATAACAGAATATTTTTTTATAATTTCAAAAAATATATCTGGCAAATCTAATTCTTCTAATCCTGTATCCATAAGTTCTATACGTCTAAAATAATCCATTTCAATACTATCTATTATATCTTCTCCAGTATATATAAAAGATGTTTTAGTTATTTTAAAATCCCTATTTGGTATTTCTTCTCCATCATCATTTAATATTCTAGATACAGAATATAAGTCTTCAGGTAAAGCACCAATATTATTTACCAATGGTATTGTATATTGATATTCTAAAATCACATCACTCCTAATAGTAGCAAGTGAAATATTAGTATATCTTAATACAGAATTTATTGTAGCTAAAATATCATAATCAGAAAATTTCTTTTTATATTTATCTGATAAATCATACCTGATAGCAGTGATTAAGCTATTATCAGATATAGTTCCATATATAATATTTGTTTTAGATATTGCTCTCCATGAGTCACTGGCAGTTATAATTACTTCTGTAAATAATGGAAAATAATCATAAAATTGTTCATAAGGATATACTGTGATTACATCATCATGTATTTGAAAAGTTAATGTAGTAGATAATGAATCATTTATAATTGTAAAGTGTTTTTGAGGTGTAGTAAATGTACGTGTCAAATTACCACTACCGGAAAATGAAGTTAAATCCATTTAAACACCTCCATAATGAATTTTATTAACATCAATCATAATCTTATTCATGTTGCAATTATTTTTAGCACGTTTAAAGATGCTCCCTGTTTTTTGATAATCATATGCCAAACAACCGGGGCATCTTCCCATATATTCGCAATTTCCACAATTATCTATTTTTAAATGTGATATTAGGAATGGGAATACTTTATTTTTATCAATTCCATTATCAATATTCCCAATAGATAAATTAGTGCCAATAAATCTATTACATGGATATATTATTCCATTACAATCAACTGCTGTCATATATTCTCCACAACCACACCAATTTCTTTTAGTTGTATTTTCATTAATAAAAGTTTTTGAAAATTGTGAGATTGTTATTTTATCCATTAAATTATTTGACTTAATAAATTTACTTAAGTCAAGCAGTTGCTCTTTATATATTTGTTCATCTTTTTCGTCCCAATTTTCTTCATACACCAAATTAATTGGTATATATGTAAGTCCCAATGATATTAAAAATTGGACAGATTCACTTAAAAATGGAAGAGTATTCCTCGCAATAGTCGATTTTGTAGCGCACCAAGGGAATGTTTTTCTCCACCAATCAAAATATTCCATAACGTCATCAAACGAATTTCCCCTATTCATATTATGAACATATTTTGGACCATCTAAAGAAAGTCCAACCGATTTTTTGCAAGGTTTATTTTCTAGTAAATTTCTTATGTCTTTATCTTTAAATAATGTACCATTAGTTGTTATTGATGCTATATATTTTTTATTTTTTTTTTCTAATAAGTTAATGGCAAATTCAATTAATTCTGGCTCTAATAATGGTTCTCCGCCAATAAATTCCCATATTGTTTCTTCGCTATATGGCAAAATATTAATTGCCTTTTCAATAATTTCTTTTGACATTTTTTGTTTATTTTTTTCGTCTATATAACAATATGAACATCTTAAATTACAATCATTTGTAATATTCAGTGTATTTGTTCTCTTTATCATTTTATTTCATTTGCCTTCATAATCATTAAGTCTTTCCAATCATTTTCATCTATATCTGATAATTCCATATTAAATATTTCTTTTGCTATTTTGTTGGCATATTTTAATTCTAAAAATGATTTCTTACAATAAAACAACGGTGGTATATTATCAAAACCACTATATTTTAAAAATAATTCCCTATTTATATTACATTGAATACATGGACAAGCATTACACATAATTAAATCTTCACTATAATTATCTTTTATTTTTACAATTGGGTCTGTTAGAATATTTAATGCTATATTTATTTTTTTCATTTTGTGTATTTGTATAATTCTATCAGAAATTTTATCCAAAAATATTTCATATTTATTCCAAAACATATCGTCTGCGTTCTCAATATCTTCTATAATTAAATCTATATTATATATACCAATTACAAAATTATTTTCTATAATATCATTAAATTTATCTACTTCATCAATAGATGTTAATATAGTATTATTTATAAAAGATTTCATTGTATACTCCTAGCTATAAGTTCATTAATTTCATCTTCATATAATTCAAAATTAATAGAAGATAATGCAGTTATTTTTGCAGAGAGTGTAATTGAATTTTCACCATTTTGAGTTTCATATACTGCCACTTCATCTATAACTCTTTGAAACTGTTTGTTAATTAAAAGGGCATTTAAAAGTGCTTCAAATAAATATTTATTATAAATTATAAATCTTGTGTCATTTAACATTGATTCTAACAAATCTATTATTTTTAAAACATTTTCTGTAGAGTCTAATACAAATAGAATGATTTCCTTAGTTAATTCTGGTTGTATATTAAATGATAATATTTTAATTTTGAATTGTTCATTATTCAAAGTATTTAAATTGCTTTTTAACCAATATTTTAAATATACAGAATACGCATATTGAGAAACCATACTATCCCTCCATTAAAGTCTTTAATTCGTTTTCTGCATTTACATATTTTTCTGGTTCATTCATTTCTATCCAAAGATATGATATTTTGCCAGCTTTTACAATTTGTTCGTCGTGATTTGTTTCCTGTTCGTATTGAGATACTATGGATTTAGCAGTATCGGAATCATATTGGAATAGTAAAATTCTAATCGATAACATAATATAATGCTTTCTTAATGCCAATTCATTAATTTGGCTTAAAGATAGTGCAAAATTCTTTATATCACTTTCACTATAAAATGTACGTCCTCTTTGAAATGCTTTCCATACGGAACTAAAGAATGTTACTGCCTGTACGTCCGTTTCCAATTGCAAAGACATTGGTAATATTGTATCAGTAATTATCTGAGATAATTGTTTTTTGTTAGACATTGACACATACATTTCGCCTAAAATTTCAATATCTACTAAATTCAAATATTATCACCTTCCTTTATATTAACACATACTGCATCTATCCATTTACAATAGTTTCCCAAACCATATCTATCTACTGCATTAGTATAACACGAAGCACAATATAATTTATTTTTACATTTACTACAAATAAATTTTTTATACTTGTTAAATTTATTAATAAGTATGGTATCAAAATCAGAATAACAATTGGAAACAATTCGACCATCTCTATGTATCGATATCTGTGAACAATTAGAATCATGCAATCCAGTAATTCTAGGAACATATCCTGAATCTTGTAATATATCTGATAATTTGGGAGCGATATTCACTATTTCAGATGACCTATATGGGTTTTTATAATTAAATACAAAAATAATTTTTAAATTATTTTCTATAATAATTGGAAGTTCTTCTTTAACAGCACTTAAACAATTTTCAGAATCTATAACATGAATAAAAGAACCATTGCCTTCTTCACAAATTTTTCTTACTTCTTTATTTTCCCATAGTTTAATTAAATTTTTTACTTCGGTTGAATCGACTCCAAAACAATAAGAAACATAATCTACATTTTTTATTATTTTTTCGTGAATAGATTTAGTCAAAAGAAAGCCATTTGTAAAAATTGTTAAAGCTAAAGGTTTATTCTCAAATACTTTTTTTATATCCTCTATTAAATCTAAATCCATTAATGGCTCTCCACCACTTAACGATATCCAGTGCTGATGATTAGGTTTATCGAATGGCACTAGACATTTTTGTAAACTATCTATAATTTTTTCTTTATTATATTCTTCTGGTCTTCTAGTTTTATCATTTGCACAATATGTACAAGATAAATTACAAACATCTGTACCTATAATAAAAGCCTTAAGTCCTTGGTTTATTTGAAAGTCCATGCCATTTCATCCTTATGAAATCAAAATTATTATCAGTTGCAAATGAACTAGCAACATATCCATTCACTATTATTGTACCCATTCCGTCAGTACATAAATCATATAATTTAGTAGATGAATCCTTAGTTCTATCTATTACTACTTTATGATGTTTCCATCCATCAATATTAGCGAATAACTGATAATTAGTATTATATATTATATTTGGTAATTTCTTTTTTAATCCAAAATTCTTAAACTCTTTTGGTAAATCTGGATTAACTATTTCCATCTCTTTTTTATAGGAATTAAAATTAAATACTCCGAAATATTCTTCATTATCTTTATTTTTCATCCATAATGGATGTTCATCAGACCATGATAATGAACCATCATCAAACATTAGTATTGACCTATCATCGCCTAATTTTGTTTCATACACATATATTACGTTATATGCATTTCCATCTATGCCAATAACTCTATCTCCAATTTTAATATCCTCAATATTTTTTTCTGTCCAATCTTCCATTAGAACTCTTGTTCCTTCAGGAAAACAAGAACAACTATCACCAGAACAGCCAGAACATCCACCAGAACAACTTCCAGTACAACTTGAACAACCAGAGCAACCAGAGCAAGAAGTACAACTCGTACATCCACCAGTGCAAGTTCCAGTACAACCTACACATAATCCAGTGCACCCAGCATTACAATCAGTAGTTCCACCAACAGTTGCATGATTTTCAAGATTATTAATTTTTGTTCTTAATTCTGTCACGTGTACAGCCTTTATTGGAGTTACTCCTGCCGTTATAGTGGGGTCAGTTGGAGATAGCGAACTAAACGATGTTATTGCACTACGAACATCATCTGTATGAGCTTTTTTTATTTGGGTTATTCCTGCAGTTAGAGTAGAATCTGTAAATGATGGTGCCGATAAAGAACGCCTAGAACGCTCTGTAGTTATAGCTGTTCTCATTTCGGTAAAATGATTTTTTTTAATTAATGTACTACCAACAGTTAAAGTTGGGTCTGTCCACGATGTAGCCATTAAGTCACCACCTATGAATACACGGCAGGATATACTTGCGCCCAAGTACCCCACGAGTTACTTATTTTTAATCTTTGATATCTTACGTTAGATGCTTTCCGTATAGCATTTTGTAATATATTATTTGCATCTAAATATACAACTTCAAGGTAATATTGGTCAGTTGCTTCAGGGGCATTTGTTTGTGCAGAATTCATTATATACCACCCTGCCGTAGTCATTGTATCCCAACTAACAGAATTCCCAGTGGCACTTGAAGGAAATGCTCCAACTTGTGATGCCGTAGTTGAATGTGGATTTGAAGTTGAAGAAATATGCGATTGAATATTAGCGTTTGCTGGTTCTTTTTCAGAGTCTAACTCTTCAATAGCCGTTTGCACATTTGTTGCCGCAATATTCCCTGTCGGAGCAAAAGAAACTGATGCTGCTGAAGAAGATGCAGTACCACCAGCAGGAAGAGAAGAACTATTTCTATAATCATCTGCCGTAATTAATGTTTGGACAACACCAGAACCACTGACAACCAGCCTATAAAGTAATTTATATTCTGGTGCTAATCCCATATTAGAAATACTTGGTATTGATACTGCTCTCGCATTTGCTACTGAAGTATATCCAGTAGCTCCAGCAATTGTTTCAACTAAAAATTTAATAGGAGATGCTAAACTATTTGTTCCATATACCCACACATTACAATATCTATTTGTTGCCAAATCGGTTAAAGCATAAGAATTTGTAGAATCTACAAATCTTACTCTACTACTTCCACTATTCCAATAAAATGGAGTCGTACTTAAAGTTGAAACAAATGTCCATGTACTATCTGATGTTTGATACCAAATTCTACCCTGTGTAGTTGTGCTAATAGTAAATTGTATATCTTCATCCCATATAGAGCCAGAAGAAATAGAAAATGTCGTACTGCCACCAGTATTAGCAAAACTAAAGTCTAAGCCAGCACCATATCGAGTTCCAATTGTATTATGTGTCCACATGTGCCAAAGCAAGTTTCTTTGATAGCTATGACGTTCATCATAATATGTTCCGGCACTGCCATTCCACCATACAATAGCTACAATTACAGTTGTTGACATTGATGGAAATGATGTGTTTGATACCAATGTCCCACCACTATTAAAATATATATAGTGTATTCCAACCGTATTAGGTATTTGTACTGATGGAGAACTAGAAACAGTTATTTTTGTACCTTGATAATAATAATCAAAGGTACCAGTAATTGTCATTGTTCTTGTTCCATCTACCCAAGATAATGTAGAGTCTGTTCGATTAACAAAGCCATGTAATGGAAATGCATTAGCCTGTATCGCAGTTACGCTATGTGGATTAGATGTGCTTGAAATATGGTTTTGAATATTGGAATTTGCTGGCTCGTATGTTCCACTATGATTATGAGTAGTGTCAGATTTACCGGAAAGAGCATTTGTAACTTCTGTTTCTGTAAAATATATATCGTCATGATTATGCGTTTCTGGAGGAAATGTAGACGGTTTACTTGAAACGCCAGACCAAGGAACTGTATCAGCACTATCTGCCGAATTTACTTTACCATCACTATTTGTATCATAAGTTGATTTTTCCATATCTCCATTGCCAGTTCCCGGCAATCCCTGTATACCTTGTGGTCCTTGAGGTCCAATGGCTCCAGTGTCTCCCTTTTCGCCTTGTATTCCTTGAATACCTTGAACACCTTGAATACCTTGGTCTCCAGTATCTCCTTTTTCACCTTGTAACCCTTGCTCTCCTTGTAACCCTTGTTCTCCTTGAGGTCCCTGTTCACCTTGGACTCCTTGTGGTCCCTGCGGTCCTTGAGGTCCAATATCACCCTTTTCACCCTTTTCACCAGTTAAACCCTGCGGTCCAGTTGGTCCCTGTGGTCCCGGTGTAAATTTCTCAAAAGGCATATAATCACCTCCAATTTATTAAATGCGTCCAGAACCTATTCTATATGTTGGGTTTAGATTTAACCAAGTTTTTATACATTTTTGTGCATATTCAGGATTCTCATGTTTAGAATCTAAATATTCACGTAGAAGAGGTTCTTTCATAAATATATACCAAGGAAATCTACCAATATATCGTTTTGTTCTGTCTTTTGTAAAACCTTTTTCATCATGTAGTTGTTTACGAATTTCTTTATTTTCTTTTTCTACTATATCATCATTTAAATTAACAGTTAGTTTATATTGTTCAGGACTTACTTCTTCAAGAATAATTTCTTTTTTTATACCATCAGTATTTTCAATAGTATGCTCTCTAATTAAGTCCATTAAATTCTACGCCATTGCCCTTCAACAGCTTTGTAACGTCCAGTACATGTACTTCCATCAGGTTTAACAATAACAAGTACGTCTGGATTTGGGTCACCAAGTGTTAAATGTGGGAATTTATCATTTACGCTGAAACCAGATAAAACTATTTCCCGTAGTTTCTTTTCTACTGGAACTTCGTTTATAATTTTCACTTCTTCTTTTATTCCGGGAACTGTAATTACAAATTCTTGTTCTTCAGTATCCCAACTATTTGTTTTTCTTTTAGGCATATTAACCTCCAAAATATAAAAAATAGGAGGCAACATAGTTGCCTCCACTAATTATTGAACTGCTACTTTTTCTAAATAACCATTTACTTGTACGCCAAATAATGGAGTATTTGCAGTTGCTCCATTAGTTACAGATACAGTAAGTAGTTCTCCTGCAGCTAATGTTGCATTTGTAATTGTGCCCATATCTGCAACTGCTCCAGATGCAGGGAATGTAACTGTAGCATTAAAAGTTTTAGATGCAATTTGATTTGAACCGTTTTCAATTAATATAACGGCAGTATTAGAATCATCAATGCCTGCTGCTGTACCTTGAGAAATAATTTTAGCAGATTCTACAACAAATTTATAACCTGTTGGAACTACAAAAAATGGACGGTCAGCAATATCCGCTCCTGCAGCAAGGTCTTCAATAAAGTATAACACATTATTAACCATTGCACCTTTTAATTTACGAAAATCCATATTAACACCTCTTTAAGAGAATTGGAGAGGGTTAAGACCCTCCCCAATCATGTTTATCAAGACCAAGTAATACCAGCCATACGACCTTGTACAGAAGGAGCACGACATTCAACGGTATATCCGCCGACGATTACACCCTCTGTGTATGTACCTTTACGTGCGACTTCTTCTGTATGGAAGTTGTCGAACATACCTAAACGCCAATACTGCCAATCAACAAAGTCAATAACAGTGTCATCTTGCATGAAATGGATTGTTAATTCAACAATACCAAAATCTCCTTCAAATACGTCCACCATTACTTTGAGTTTGTTATTAGACGCATCCATTGTACGTTGGCTATCAAGTGTCCAAGTATTAATTAGACGCTTGGCTTTTGTACCGAGTAGTGCTTCCTTGGTTGCAGCTCCACCATTTTTCTTGATTGCTTCCATAATGTCATTAAATGTGGTTTCATTTAATGCGGCACCAAGATATTTGAATGGTACAGATGTTACATATAAAGTACCAGAACCATCAGCACTAATATCAACAGCACTTGAATCAGCCATAGCATCTTCACGTGTGAGATATAGTTTGAATGTGGTGCTTGTAAATGTAGAAGATGCAACTCCACCGACATAGTAAATATTGTTTTGTGTTAAACCAGTAGGAAGAGTTCCGGTTAATGTGTAAACAGTAACTTGTTCTCCCATATGAAGGTCATGACCACCAGAAACAGTAAATAAGTTGGTTGCATTAGCAGCGGTGAAAGTAAGACGAAGTGCGGTTTCAAGGAAGTATTTCATTCCACCTGCACGTGGTGCAGTACCTGAAGAACCGGCATTACGACTATTTGATTTAAATACAGCCTTCTCCCAATCTCCAGCAATTTCACGCAAGGCTTTAGTCATTTGATGTTTGAATTCATCTCCGACTCCACCATGTTTCTCCACTTTACGCTGGGCATCGGTTACCCAATAGCCATGCTCAAGGAATTGAACATAGTTCATCATATCTCGACGTGGAGTTGCTTCGACTGTTGCGAAGTCATGTTTTTCTAACTGAGCATTGTCTTTTGGAGGACGAGTGTCATCAGTTAGCCAGTTGTAAGACATAGCAGCAATTGGGAATCGTTTCATTTTATTGATAACGATATTATTATCCATATCAATAGTAGTAAGGATTTCATCCCATAATTCTTTATTCCCTACTGCATTATAAGTAGTACTAGCCATTAAACATCACCTTTTAAAATTATTTTTTAGGTCTAGCCATACTACTAAAAACACCGAGTCTATCTAATTGGTCCATTTTATCATAAATGTCACCTTTAGAAAACTTATCCCTATCTAATTTAGGTGTAGCTGATGTAGAAATATCTCCTGTTCCAGATGATTCAACACGTGGAGCAAAATTCATTCTTTGCTGTTGTTGCTGAGGTGGTTGAG